TAGTATACGCTTCGGTGACCGTTCCTCTGACACTGTCTGTGGCTCCTACAGGAACCTCAGCAATTCTAGGTCTATTGGCTGCACAAGCTTCTGTAAAGTTGTTGACCGCAGCAAACTCCGCAGGTAGAAAGTCATATGTTTGACTTATAATATCTTCTGTTGCGCTAGGTTCACCCGAATCTTGCATAAAATTCCAATTCATATCAACGTAAACATTAGCACCTGATATGTAACCGTCAATGACGGCCGTAGGTAAAATTGTTGAAGACGTATTCAACGTTGATGACGTTGATGTTGTTGCCGTAAGGGAATTGCTTAATTGTGGTATAACCACCTCAACGGAAGAACTTCCGCCTCCACACGATGCAAGAACCAGTGTAGAGATTAATAATATAGTGTATTTCATATCACTTCTCATAGTTAAATATACATATATTATACACTATTTAGCCCCCAAGTGTCTAGAGGGTTTGGGCTAGAAAATTAAGATGAGAACTATGATGCTCATAGAAACGATAAAGGTTATCATAGACCATTCTAATGGGTTTAAATCACTAAACCACCATTCTATGTCATACCATTTAAACAATAACCACCGTCTCAAACTGTTTCTGTGTTTGTTCATTCTTTTATATCCGATTCAAATACACCACTATAATCCATTTCTGTATCATCATAGAATCCTTCTGTTTGCATAGAAGGATATTTTATATTATACATTGCTGCATTTTGTTTATTTTCTAATGTATTCAATCTATCCACAAGTGCAACAATCGATTGTTCAATTCGATCTAGTCTTTCTATAAGATGTGGAAATCGTTCCGCTTGTTTCTGTTCGATCTTTCTAATCCTAGTCATTAGGACTCTTTGATTTTGCAATGGTGTAGTCATTAGATACTCCTTTTACTTTGTGAATTTCCAAACGCTAGAGATATGTCACGATGAGCTGGTTTATGTTTATGGCTACACCATGGACATGTCCATGTTTTTAACATGGGATTAAAGTTTTCCATGGCGATACTCCACCACATATCACATTCTTCACATACAAAATGAAAGATTTGTTCTTTACTAAAGTTCATATTTTAAAATCCTGATATTTCTCAACACTATCCATCACTGGTGTGTCAGACTGTTCTATTGCTGATTCAATTAATTCTTCCTGTGCTTCCTGTTCACAATCATACAATTTCATACGACTTCTATCAACTCCAATTACAAATCGTTTAAAGATCGTTGGATCGTTATATCGATTCTTTAATTGTTTGATAACCATTTGGTCTAATTCTTCTAATTCATCCGATGTTATCAATGCAAACATAAAGTCAGCTGTTGCTGGTAATCCAAACGATTCAGAAGTATCAGTTAAACCTATATCGGTAGACGCATATCCAGCCCTCGTGGTTTGAGTTGCACTTATAATTGGAACATTATATTCCACCGCAAGTCCCCTCAATTCCTCTGCAATACTCTTGACTAATGTGTATGAGTTTGCACCAGCGCCAGGCCTGATTCGAACAGACGCACAGATGTTCAAATAATCAATGAAGATTACGTCGGGTTGAAAATCTTTTTTGATGTCTAATTCTTGTAATAAATGTCTAAAATGTCCTGTATGTGCAGCTGCCGTTGGATATTCTTTAATGACTAATTTACCTTTAGTCTTATCCTTAATTCTGTCGATCCTTTTACCATACATTTTCTTGGAAAGATCAGGCAATTCTTTCATCGGAATGTTAAGAATGTTTGCATCAATTCTTTCAGCAATTTTCTCTTCAGCCATTTCTAATGTAATGTAAAGAACATTCTTACTCATCATCAAATGACTTGACGCCATATGACACATGAATAATGATTTACCTACACCTGTTCCAGCAAGACAAATATTTAATGTTTTATTTGGTAGTCCACCCTTGGTGATCTTATTGAAATATTCTAAATCAAAAGGAATCTTCGACTCTGTTGTAGTATAAAATTCATACCGTTCTTCCGCGTCTTCTAATACATCATGTCCAATATGTGTATCAAAAGACACGGAAAGCGCATCCTTAAGAAGCTCTGGTATTTCACCTGTAGACCTTTTTGATTTCTTGTCAATGACTTCGATACTGTCCATGACTGCAATATAGATTGCTCTATCTTTGCACCATGATTCAGTTTCGTCAACCAACCAGTCCTGTGGAGTTACGTCCGACAGAGATTTACCAATATCATCAACAATAGCTTTTGAATTCTTAACAACTACATCATTAATTGAAGTATTATTGTCAAGATTTATGAGAAGTGCTTCTACTGTTGGTGGTTTAGTATATTTCTGAAAGTAATCCTGTATCTCATTGAATACAGTTTGCTCGTCACTCTCGGTGAAATACTCAGGCTTCAAAAACGGAATTACTTTCCGTGAAAATTCTTCACTCTGAATCAGATTCTTGAGTATCGTCTGTTCTAGTCTTGTTTCCATATTTAAAATATTCTTTCACTACTTCTTCGAGTTTTTCCATCACATCTTCTGTGAAGTATTCCTCGGGATTGTTATTAATTGTTTTACCAAATACAGTTTTACCTGTTGGTAGTTCTACTCTTGTCGAGGATTTTTTAAAAATGCCCGAGGCAAGTGCAAGGTCTAATAACCCATAATATCTATCAAGACCTGTATCATATGTTAGTCTAACATCAACTACTCTGTTCTCAACCGTCAATCTAGATTTTGCATTCTTACAATGTATAATCTGTCCTATAACTTCTGTCCCATCTTTTTCCTTTCTCCTTGAAAGGAATATGATTGAAGAGGCTGCATACTTAAGTCCACTTCCACCACCCATTTCTTTCTGAGGAAACATAGAACCTATCACATCATATGTGTGATTAGTCACAATCATTGGAATTTGAGCACGTCCAAGTTTAAGAGTTAATACTCTGAATGTTCCCTTTACTATTTGGGCCCGAGTCATATCTCTTGTTTCTTTTCCAGCTGCGGTATCCTCTATCTCTTTGGTTGTGGATAACATACCAAGTGAATCTAATACAATTAACAATGGTGGTCTCTCTTTTTCGGGAGTCTCCATATATTTGTCAATAATATTTAAGGATTGATTTCTGAACTCTTGCACTGTTATCACTGGAACAATTATAACACGATTAGAGTCAATGCCCCTATCTTCAATTAAGTCTTGTGTAAGTGCTGATTCAGATTCGAAATAGATAACTGCAGCCTTAGGATGATCGTCTAAAAATTGTTTGACAACCCCTAATGCAAAGAAGGTTTTACCTGTTGCTGTTTCTCCTGCGAGTGCAGTAATTTTGTTTTTTGCCAGTCCACCGTATAGTGAACCACTAAGGAGTGCATTAAAAATGTATGATCCAGTATCAATAAATGAATCTACATCCCCTGCTGTCACCCCATCGGAAACGAGGCTTGCATATTCGTTCCCACTTGCCTTAAGAAGGTCTTTTAAAAATGACATATTACACCTCTCATAATGTATATACTACATTATACTATGGAATGGAACGATGGACAAGAGGGTTTTAAGAACTTTCTTCTTTTTCTTCTGTGACGAAACCGTTTTTTATGTCTGTTGACAAATCTGCTAACGTGTTAGAATATTTCACGTGTTCATCCATCATGGTTTTTAATTGTTTTATATGTGTCTCTATATGAACTATAAAAGCAAATATAACTGCAATCATAATGATATAAAAAATGTCTAATATTTCTATAATCATAACACCACGTCACCATTCTTAATTAAGTATTTACGGTTTTTTAAATGACCTTTTTTAATGTCATTTTTACTTTGGCCATGATATGGAACTGCATGATGTGCTTCAATAGCCATGTCGTTCCAACATTCTGTCTTCTCAGGATCATATAGATTGCCTAGGATTCTACCAAACTTTCCCTTTGAAGAGCTTTCAACAAGTATATAATCATACTTTTCAACCCAATCTACTAAAAATTGTTTTGCAGCCTTTCCAAATATCTTTTCTACTTTATCCCTTGTGCGACTCTCAGGTGTATCTATGCCTACGAGTCTAACTCGTCCTTTTTGAAAGAAATTGAAGCCCAAATCTAACATCACATCAATGGTGTCGCCATCGACGACTCTCAACACTTTCGCTTTATATATAAACGGATTCATAACTATCTACTATTTAGGAATTAACTGGGTTGGTTACCCAAAAAAGGAATCAAGACTGGCAACTGGTTCAACATTCCAACCAATTAAGTTGATAACAGCTTTCAATGGTTCAACAAACGCCTTATCAAATTGCATATCATTATCTACAAATCTATGCAGATCAAGCTCTCTTGGTAGAACATTTAAAAATGAAATCACATTCTCGTTAATCGGATTAGGTGTTGTTAAATAAGTGAAGTGAATCTTTTCACCCTCTTTAACCAACTCATACCTTTTATCAATATTCTTCTTTTTAAGATGATGATTATATAATAAAGAACCTCTTACATGAATCGGTGTTCCTTTACCATAGATATGTGTTGAATCACTATATTGTCTTAAATTTTTACAACCTCTAGGGAACGCCACTTCTTCTGGCGGAAGATTTCTGAATTCCTTTCGTGCAACTTCTACAAATTCCCACAAGTCCTGTTCGGTATCATTCATGACTACTTGAAATGCCTCAGTAAGTTTTGTTCTAACCCACTGTGGTGTTGAACTCTTTGCAGTTTCAATACCCATCATTTTCAGTTTAGGTTGTGCAAGTCTAACCCCTTCGTTATCATGAACGTTTAAAATATATCTTTTCTTTGCAGTCCATATACCACGTTCTGCAATAACCTCTCTACCCATCTGCATTCTATCTTGAAATGCGTTAGTGTATTCTGCAAGTTCACTGAATCCTTCAGCTAAAACACCTTCGATTCTCTCCTCTGCAACTGTATCCAAGAAGTCAATAATCTTCTTCTTTGGTGTGTCTTCGGGAAAGACTTGTTTAACTAAATCATCTAGTGTGATATACAATGAATCAGTATCCATTGCAATTACATAATCTTTATCCTCGGTTTGAAGAATCTTATTAAGATATTTGTTAATGATTTTTTCTGCCCACTGAATGACTAATTGTCCGCTAGTAGTAATGGCTTCAGCGAGGTCAGTTGAGTAAAATGCGAAGTAAGGATTGGCCAAAGCGCCATAAGCGGAATTCAAGGCAATCTTTCTCACCATCTGATTATTGTTTGCACGTTTAATTAACGTATCAAGTTCTGTTCTTCTTTCTGCATCTGCGCTTTGATATTCAACCTGATACTCAATCATCTTTTTCTTCCATATTCTACGTTCATCATAGAATTTTTCCATCAACTCAGGAAGAAACCCTTGTTTATCTCTTTTAAATGTAGCACCGTTAGGTGTGACTGTAGTATTCTTAAGGCCTGATAAATCACATTCTTTATTCAACAACGCATTGACACTAACATCCAACTTGTCAGCCTTGATCATCTTCTCAGGTGAAATGTTATATTGCATAATCAAATGAGGATATAGACTGTTTAAATCAAACGATACAACCCAATTATGTCCACCGACTAATGGTTCTTTAACATAGGCACCAATA